AGGTTTTTCTTGTACATAAAAAGCGATTCATTTTCTGAACCGCCATTCTTTAATAATCGTACTTGATAGCCGTGGCGTACAAGGTCACCACCCCACAAACCAAGAATAGAGTGTTTATCTTTAGTAAATGCTTCCATAGCATTCTTACTATCGATATTAAATGTGTGTTTATCTTCGATATCCGAAAAAAACGAGAAAGGATTTTCACGAGTGATACTTCCAGCGAATTGACTTAATGCAGTTGAACCCGTCTGTCTATCTAAAGACATCGGATTGACTACATAGTGGTTTAACAAGGTCATGACTTGATTGGCATAAACTTGAATATAGCCAAGCTTTTTCTCAACTTCGAAAATTACAAAGTCTTGCTCACCGTGTAGATCATCAGCAGTCAAGAATGTTTCTTCTCTTAGTCGTTGCCATAACACATTATTAGTTGGAAATTTGAATGTTAATTGGTAGGTGCTATTGGCTTCTTGTACGATTTCATCATCGTAAGAAGCATTAAGAGGTATATTTCCTTCGGTTAAATAAATCATACCTTATACCTCCAATTCGGTTTGATTGTCACCTTGCTAACATTTCCTGTAAAAGTAACACCAGTATTCCCAATTGGAATTTCAAAGAACCCACCTCGTTTTCTTAAAGTGTTCTGAACCGCACCAGTAGCATTGTAGATATTCTGTTTGCCTTGTCTACAATCGATTGTAGCTTTGGTATTTACAGTTAGATACATAGTCTTTTGACCAATCGTAAGTGATACATCACCGCTACCTTCAATCTCAATGACTGGTTCAGAATAAACACTACCAAGATTTGTAATTGTACCAGGACTAGTTAGTACAACAGGTTCACTATTCTTTTGATATCGGAACGGTTGCATGTCTAACTTGATTGACAATTCCCAACCATACATCCCTTTTGGAGTGATTTCAGTATCTAGCAAATCAGCATAGAAAACTGAATCAGGTTGATAGCTGAATTCTAGTTGATTTCCTACTGCTTTGAATTTCTCTACCAAGGTTGCTAAATCAGAAAAACGCTCAAAGAAGATACGAATAGTTCTTTCATAATCTTCAAAAACGCCATCTTCTTGATTGTAGCTACCATTCATACCGTATGGTTTAGTTTGTTCAGAGAAACGAGGAATGGCAGAACGGATTGTTCCAAAGTCCACGACTACACAATTCCTTAAACCAGTTGTTGTAAAATCATTGACCTTTAAATAATTTGACATTAAATACCCTCCCTTCTCATAATATGACCTTGGTATTGATAAGAATTTTCTGCGATAACTTGACCATCTAGGTAAGTATTGAAATCTTTATCAAGCAATCTACCAAGTAGATTTTCTACGCTTTCTTTCAAGCTGACCAATTCAGATACTACTGCTTGACCACTACCATTTACGTAATCAGTAGAATAAGCTGTACTTTGGTATCCACGGCTACTGTTTCGAACGTTTACGCTCTGGATTCGTCTACTTAGATGTGAGATTTTTGTATCTTCAAAACCAATTCCTTTTTCATAGTTTGGAATACCTAAACGGTTCATCAAGCTACGAGTTTTACCAGCACGCATGACTTTAGAACCTGGAGGAAGTGGTAAGACTACGTTACGACCTTCTGGGATGAAGGAAGTACCGTCTGGTAATGTTACCAACTCTTTGTAGAGTGTACCACGTTGGTCATTGACTGTTGCAAGGCCTCCAGGGTGATTATCCGTACCTTTTGCGTGTCGTTCAGTAAAATGTCGTGTAATAATATCAATAAACTTAAAAGCTGGCAAAGAAGCTAAACCTGACCATACGCTATTGATCGCACTACTTGTTCTGTCTCTTGCGTTAATATCGATTGGTCCGTTTTGTCTAACTGCATTTACTGCATATTCTGCAGAGTTAGCTTCTCCTTGCGTTCTGTTGATAGCATTAATATCAATTGGTTTAAATTGATAAGGAGAGTTTACGCTCAAACTTGCTGATTGTGATTCTCCTGCTGTATTATCATTGGCAAAAATGCCGATTGGCGCTTCTTGTTTAGGAGAGTTCACACTAGCGATTGCACTATTAACTGCAACACCAGTGTCATCTGCTGCAGTTAATGACTTGGTTAGAGCTGGTGCTAAATTCCACTCGCCAATCTTATCGATTGATAATTGACCGTTATATAAAACGTTACCAGGGTTTACTTGTAAGTCTTTTGTGAACGGTGTAAGAGCATTCCAAGTAGTCAATGTTTCAGTAGAACGAGCCACTGCATCTCTAAACTTATCATCTGTTGCAAGTAACTCTTTTTGTTTTGGTGTCAGAGCTTCATAATTTGTGAGAGCTTTTGTTGCTTCATCCGCCTTACTCATGATGTCATTGTTCTTCAAAAGAAGTTCTTTGACTTCTGCTGGCATATCATTCCAAATCTTGAGGTTTTTCTCACTATCAAAGATAGCTTGTAAGCCTGCTTGATTATTAACGATGACTTGTTTCTCTTCAAGGCTCATCTCTTTCCACTTGCCTGATTCTACAAGTGCTTCAGCGATAGTTACACGAGCATTTGAGTTGATATCAGCAGTTTTAGCAATGAACTGTAACTGTTCCCAGCCTTCTGCAGATTTAGCTGCTTCTCCAATGACTTCCTTAACATTTGATTTGACTTGGAAGTTACCGTTCTTATCGATATTTCCGACTAACAATGACCACGCATCATTGGCTTCTTTGACTTCCTTACTCATCTCACTAGTATATTTAGCGAGAATACTATGAGAGTTTCCAGCTTTTTCGGATGCTGCTGCTGCCTTTTGACCGATTTCTTCATAAGATAAACCGTATTCTTCAAGGACTTTTTTAGCTTCTTCCCAGTAGTTCCAACTTTGACCAGTTCTGGATTTAACTTTTTCGTCCAAGCTCTTCATAACTTGATAATACTTACTACCCAAAGCTTCCATAGTTTGTGTATGGTTTGATTCGAGTTCTTGTATTTTCTTGTTATAAGTTTCTTGGTCAATCGCTTTACCGTCTAGCAACTCTTTCAATTCGCTCTTGGATGTTTCGTAGAGTTTCTTTTCTTCATCCATGGCTTGTTTTAAAACATCTTTAGTATGTTTTAATTGAGTTTCGTTTAGACTTACAATATCCCCATTTAAAGCTTGTAGTGCTGCTTTTTGTTGATCAGCAGATAAGCTCATCATGGAAAGTTTAGCTTTAATCATCTCGTTTTGGTTGTTCAAGATAATTTCTTTTTCTTCTTGAGAAAACTTACTAGCATCGCCATTATGACGCGCATAGATTTCATTGATTTGGTCCATCATTGATTCAGTATTTGAAACGATTTGACCATTTCTATCTTTAGCTTTAGCGATTTGCTCTTCACTCAAGCCCCATTTATTACCAAGCTCTTCCATTCGCTTATTGCTTTGGTCTGCCGCAGCTTGGATATCTTCATAAAGCTTTTTAAATGCTCCTGAAACTTTCTCAACATCTCCAGCGTGTGTTCCAAAGTTTGCAACTGCTGTACTCGTTTCATCAACTGTCTTTTGGAAGTTTCTTAATTCGCCTTGTGCAGTGCTACTTAATTGTGAACCAAACTCTTCTGTCTTGATTCTTGCTTTGTCTTTCTCATTTCCAAGATAGACAAGACCAGCTGTTACTAAACCAATACTACCAACTATCAATCCTAAAGGATTTGCAAGCGCACCAATTGCGCCAGTCATAGAACCAGCGCTAGTCGACATCCCTGCCATGGCTGTTTCAGCTGTTCCTGCTGATCCAGCCAATGCATTTAAACCAGCTGGAATATTTGCAAGGTATTTAACTGATCCACTTAAAAAACCAATACCTTTCGAAAGACCACCAATAGCTTTTACAAAACCACCAATGACAGATACACCACCACCTAACAACTTCAAAGCAGGACCTAAAGCAGCTGCCATCAATCCCCACTTAATGATATTCTGTTGTTGTTCTGTTGATAATGAACTGAATTTTTTTGCTAAATCAGCAAGATTGTTTAGCCATGGTTTTACTGCATCAAGACCACTTCTAAGAGCCTTGATTAGAGGCCCACCAAACTCAATAGCCAAGTCAGTGATTTGATTTCTAAACATCTTTAATTGAGACTCAGTGGTCTCATAACGTTTATTCGCTTCATTGGTTAAGGCAGTGTTTTCTTTCCACGCTTGGTTAGAACGCTGTACTGCTGCGCTCATTTTATCTGATGATAGAGCAAGAGATTTAAGCATGTTCCCTTGTCTAACCCCTGTCATACCTAGTTTCATCAAGATAGCATCCACATTTGCACCTTTTTCATGCGCTGTATTCAAACCTTTAATAAATGACTGCAAAGCTTCAGCAGGCTTTTCTTTCCATGCTTGTTGGAATTCTTCCGATGTTGTTCCTGCAACTTTGGCAATCAATGCTAGGTCGTCTGCTGAATCCTTTGTAGTCAATGCAACTGCATTACCGATTGCTGTAAGTGTTTGAGTCATAGCAGTACCACCCGCTTCTGCTTCAATACCTACACTACTCATAGCAGTAGCAAGACCTAAGATTTCTGGTGCAGTTAGTCCAGCAAGTTTACCACCCGCTGCTAAACGATTGGCCATCATTACAATATCTTTTTCAGTGGTTGCAAAGTTGTTACCAAGATCTACAACGGCTGCACCAAATTTAGAGTATTCGTCTGATGTCAACCCCATGATATTGGCAATCTTTGCGATTGCTGTTGCAGCTTCTTCTGCACTCAAGTTGGTTGACTCTCCCATATCAATCATAGTACGAGAGAATGAGAGAATATCTTCTGTCTTAATACCTAACTGACCTGCAACTTCTGCTACGTTTGCAATTTCAACCGCACTTGCTGGCAATTCTTTAGCCATTTGACGGATGCCATCTGATAGCTTTTGATAAGATACCGTTGCGGTTTCGTCAACTGTTTTCTTAACACCCGCAAAAGCTGATTCATAATCGATTGCAGCTTTCACTACAAGACCAGCACCTGCTACAATCGGAGCAGTAACACCACGAGTTAAAGCAGAACCGAAACCAGATATGTTTTGCCCCACTTGGCTGATTTTATTACCGACTTCTTGCGCGCCTTTACCAAATTTAGTGAAGGCACTATCATCGATATAAGCTTGTTTCATAGAACTAGCTAACTGTTGATAACGGTTTTGCAATTCAGCTACTTTAGCAGCAGTTGCTGTCATACTAGCACTTGCTTCAACTAACTTCTGCTTTTGTTCAGCAGTGGCAGTTGAAACATCACCTATACTAGCTTTTAATTGGTTGTATCGTTCACTCTGTGAACTCAATACTTTTTGGTACGAGCTAAGAGCTGAACCAGTTTGCGATAAAAGTCCTTTTAAGTTGCTGATATTATTACCAGCGCCTTTAAAGTTATTTTCCATCGCTTTGAGGGAATTATCGACACCTTTTAAATAGGTTTTCAACCTCCCGACATTCGACTGAAAAGGAGCGACATCTAAGGTTGCAGTGGCGACTAATTCACCAATATTACTTGCCATTCATTCTCCTTTCTATCCAAAAAGGAATGGGAAGGCCTTGTCAAGGGTTGTTTCTTCTTCCTCTTGGCTTTCTTTTGTTTCTAAAGCCTGCACCATCAAATCAAAATCTGATAAGCGCATTCTTTTAATATCATGGATTGTATATCCTTGACTCATTAATGATTGAACCCAAACTAATAAATTATTTTGAGCTTCTTTAGGGCTTAACCCTTTTTCTTCTTTTTTCCTTTGGTGGTCTCTTTCTCTTCTTGTTTTCCACCGAGTGCTGCAAGATATAGATCATTCAATGTTTCAAGCGTTTCAACACTTGCACTCTTCAAATCTTCTGCATCGAATTGCTCACCGTACATTTTTACAAACATTTCAAGATATGCTTCATTCAACTCACGATGTTTAGCAGGGTTTAGCAAATCTTCCTTGTTTTCGTACAATGAAGTTTGTCGAACCTGGTGTTCCAAAGCCAATAGGTTGTCTTCTACATTTACGTAGTCTTTTGAAAATTCTTTCAACACACCTGCTTTTTTAAATTTAATTTCAAACATTATTAACTCCTTTTAAAAAATAAAGGCTTGGAATAACCAAGCCTATTCTTATGCATCTTGTCTTACTGCACCTGATTCAGCGGTTACTGTTCGTTCAGAACTAGCACCGCTTAAGACTTTGGGAAAACGAGTTTACGGAATTCAGTTTCTTGGAATTGTGGGTTATCTTCACGACCAACTACAATTACAAGACCTTCATCGTCATCTCCACGGGCTACAAAGCTACCAGATACAGTATCGTTCTTAGGTTCTGGTGAACCGTCTTTAGTTTCCAAATCCATACCTGGAAGTGAGAACTTACCTTTAAGAAGACCAACCCAGATACCTTTACCATCATCACCAGTTGTACGGAACAAGCAAGCGATATCGTTTGGAGTCATCTTCTTATTGTATTTTTCAACACCGTTTTCGACAGTGATACCGTAGAAATCCTTACGTGCATCACTTCCTAAATCAAGCCATGATACTTCAAGAGTTGTTCCAGTGATACCAGAAGACAATACTACGTATGGTCCATCATCTGCTGTGATAGTGTTCAATTCATTTGTGATATCCAATTTTGCTGATTTCAATCCAGGGATTTTTTTAGTCTCTCCTGGTACAAGGTTTTTATCGTTCAAAACCCCATATTCAAAACCACGTAAACCAAATTTAACTTTAGACATTTATTTATTTTCCTTTCATTTCTTCGAGATCACTCCAATCAAAAAGACGATATTTTCGGACATTCATTAACAGTCCAATATCGTCATCCATGTATCGAGGTTTCTCATTTGCTGTGTAGCGTTCAAATCCACTACTTTCTAAGATTGTATCCATTCTTTTGACAATTTGGTCAGCTTGCTTTGCATTCTTACACCAAAAGTTGATTGTGATACGTTGTTCCATTGAGATGATTTCATCATCTGCATACTTGTGAGGTGCTTCGTAGGTTAAATAAATTCTTGCAAACGGAGCAAGTTCTTTTTGCTTTAAGTTTGTAGGCTTTTCAGGGATATCATAAGTAAAAATACCTTGCTTATATCCTGGAAATTTCTTGCCCCTAAACTCATTAAACAGTTGATTTAACTTTTCATCTGCTACCAAAAGTTTGTATGCTTCAGTTTCAGCAATCATTTATTTTAGCACCTCCTTTATTTTTTGTTCATATATTCTTTTAGCACGAGGAGTAACTGCATTAATAGTCTTTTCCTCGAAGTCCTGTGCTTTTTGATAGATTGTACCGCTATTTGGGTATCTAGCACGCCAACCAGTAGTACGACCAAAACCGATATCTTTAGAAGGAGCACCACCGCGACCTTTGAAATTACTGATTTTTATATCTGCTTTCAACCGAGTGGGTGTTGGTTCGTCAGAAACTGGAGTATTTACTCCAAGTTCTTTCTCAAACTCTTCAGCAACCATTGTGACTGCTTCACGAGCGACCTTAGGTGCTTTAACTTCTAACTTAGTGAGATTATTTAGGCAAAGGTCTAATCCTTTTGTCATGACAACATCACTCCCTTAATCAAGTCAATTTCCTTACTTGCATGATCACGTTCGATGGCTACGATTTGATATTCATTGCCATCAAAATCTACATAGCAAGAATTGTCAAAAGGAAGTTTTGGAAGATGACGAATTAAGAATGTTTTAGTGTCTTTATGTTCTACTAGTCCACCTGCTTTTGTGACAGTCGCATTTTCTCTAAAATCCTTAATAGATGTTTTAGGCACTTCTGCCCAGCAAGTATATAAGTCCTTTCTTTCGAAATCTAGCACTTCTCCATCTTCATTCTGTCCGCCTATTCTTTGAAAAAAAGTAATGCGAACATTCATTTTACGTGTCCGCATTAACTTTCCCTCCGTGTTCTAAGCTGGTGAATGATATTCAGCACACCATTTGCCAATGGATAGCGCATGGTATCTGCTGACATTCCACGGTGTTCGTACTCTTCTTTGACTTGCTTTTTAACAGCTAGTCGAAACTTAGCATAATCCACTAAATCATCTGGGCTTAAGTCATTATCGATTGCAAAACAAATCTGTTCTTTTGCTGACTCGATAAGCTCAAGCAATAAATCATCTTCGAAGTCGTAGTCGATTTTACAATACAACTTAACTTCTTCAAGAAAACCATTCTTTTTAGCTTCCATATCCCTAACCTCCAATCAAGGGTAATAGTTGCTCTTTGGTTTGAGTTGCTGAGTAAGAAATTCCTTTGCTATCTAGGTAAGACATGATATCCTGTTTGGTGCTACTTGCGGTTGGTACTGCTAAAGTTACAGCTGACCGTGAGACACCCCCACTGACTGGGGGAGTATTAGGGCATAGTTACAAAGTAACCAGCTTTTGCATCTGCTTTCTTAACGTCAAAGCGCACAACTGCTTGCAAGTATTGACCGTAGATCTCGTTGTCAGTCCAGCGTAGACCTAATTCTTGACGGTCAGCAAAGAGTACAGCACGTTGTACATCACCGATGAATGCTTTAGCTTCACCAGCTTCACCAAGAACTGTGTCAGCTACTACAAATACTGGATGACCAAGGAAGGCTTTACCTGATGCAGAAACGATAGAATCTTGAAGCAAGTAGCGACCATTCTTATCTTTCAAAGTGTCAAGTTTTTGGTAGAAGCTTTGTGTAACTACAAATGACACATTGTAAGCTGGGTCAAGGTCAACATTCAAAATAGCCTTGATTGCATCCAAGTCAGTTGCATTTTTAGCTTCAAATGTTTTCAAAACACCACCGATTGCATCGTTTGTAGTGTTAACTTTGATTTGGTTAGCTGCTTCAGCTACGATTGCAAGAAGGTCAACATCTGCATCGTCAATAGCTTCTTGTGAAAGTGGAATAGCACCACGGTAAGTTTTAACTTTCCAAGGTACATCTGTGAATTCTGGTTTAGCAAGTTTTGGGTTCTTTTCCAATTCTTCTACGCTTGCCATCTTAGATGTAGCGTGTTTAAGGATAGGATATGAACCTTCACCTTTAGCTGCTTTATGAATAGTAGCAAATTGTTTAAGGTCAAGAACTGTTTTAACTTCACGCATTGGAGTAGTAACGATTTCTTTGCTAGTTACTTTTTCAGTTTCAGCCTTCTTCAATCCATCTTGTGTTGGATTTACTGCTTCATTCATAGGGATAAAAAGGTCTTTTCCTTCAAATTTCAAGTTTGAATCAGCAACAGCACCTTTAGTACGTACCCATTCGTTTACAGAATCACGGTAAGTTTTACCGTCTTCTTTTACTTCATGTTTTTCAATAGTCGCTTCCATTCCAGCTCCTTCTTCTGCGATTTCATAAGTCTTCAAGTTATTTTCTACTTCTTCTTTTTGTGATTTCAAGTTGTCGATTTCAGCACGGATTTCACGAGCCTTTTCGAGATCTTCAGTATTCAAAACAGATTTTAATTCTTCTGTTTTAGCAACGATTTCAGCACCGATATTTACAATCTGTGCTTGAAGTTCTTTCATTTTTTCTTTAAACATATTTTGTTTATTCTCCTTTTTTGGTATTAAAAAAAGAGCTTATAGCCCTTTAAGTAATTCTTCTTTTTCAATTTCTCGTAGCATGTTTTGGATTTCTGACTTACGCTTGCTACGGTTAGCGTAGAAGTCATCAATAACTGCTTGTGGTAACAATCCATTCTCTAGGCTCGCTACTGCACCAATATCTTCAAAGGTCATCACTTCATCCGCGAAGCCTTTTTCAACTGCTTCACTAGCTGACATGAAGGTTTCATTCTTCATCATATCCAGAATTTCTTCTTCACTCAATCCAGTTTTAGCAACATACGCATTCACGATAGCTTGGTCACTAGATTTAAGCGCATTAGAAGCTTTATCTAAATCATCACTATTACCAGATACATAACCATAAAGCGCTTTGTGAATCATAATCTGTGCTGTTGGACTGATAAGCACTTTATCAGCTCCCATGATTGCAACACTAGCAGCACTTGCTGCCATTCCTGTTACTTCAACAGTTACATTCCCTGGATAGCTCTTTAGTGCTGTATAGATTTCACTTCCAACAGTCACTAAACCACCGTTGGAATTAACTTCCAAAACGATATCGCTATTGTCTTCTGGAAAAGCATCTGTGATAGATTTAGCACTGACTGCTTCCAAACCAAAATAGTCGTAAGCTTCCTGGCTATTATTCGGAATCAGTGGACCTTTCATCTTGATTCTCTTTGGCATCCTTTGTCTCACCTCCTTTCATTACTTGATATTCTTCTTTCTTATCCAAGAAGACATAGTTCAAACTTGATTGATAACGGTCCATGTTTGGATCAGTAGAACGTTCCTTACCAAGTTCAATCAAAGCTTGGTTAGGTGTTAAAATTTGATTGTTTACAAGTTTTACAATCTCGTCTACATTTCTACCAGTCACGCTACGAGTATCAAAGTCAACACGATACTTCCTGCGTTCTTCATCACTAAACACTTTCAAAGCCAATTCGCTTGTGATTGCATCAAAATAGAACGGAAGGTCGTTGGTTACATAGTCTTCAGTCAACTGTGCAACTGATTGGTTAGGGCTGTTTACTCCTAATTTAAAACTAGGAACTCGTAAAGCTTTAGCAATCTGTGCGGTTGAGAAGTTGTTAGATGTAATCAACTGTAAGACATTCGTATCAATTTCAAGTGGTGTATATTCCTGGGTATCATCAAATACCAAAGGACTGCCACCAGTTGAACCTTCACGCATTTTCTCAAAGTCCATACGGGCTTTCTTACGTGCTTCACCATTTAATTGAGCGCCTTTAAGCTTGATAATTCCACTTGAGAAACCATCTCTAAAGAACTTAATTAAGGTATTCAATCCGCCATCTTGCAAACTGATTTCATTTCCAAGGGAAAGTAATGGAGATCTACCAAGAATAGTGTCATGGCTAAAGAATTTCCAATGAATCACATCTTCTGCTTTACATACAATTTCCTTACCATTCAATCGGTCACGGAAAGTGTAAATCAATTCATGGTCATTGGTTTCTTCGACAGTCGTTTCAGAGGGTCTAAAGAATTGAAATTCTAATGGTTTGCCACTGATTGGATCTCGTAGAATACGAGAGAATGAATTACCAGTCAAGATTGTATTGACGGTCATTGCAAACTTCCATTGTCTAGCTGATGTATTACTTGTGGCTTTGACATTCAGTAGATAATTCATATCTTCATCTTGTTCAATATTACCCATTAAATCCTTTTTTAATAACGGAAAACGAGCCACATCACCCGCTATAATAGACACTGCAGTTAAGACATCGCTATTTTTTAAAGCAGATATACCAGTATATTCAGGACTTAAATTACCAGAGATTACCGAAGAGACATAATCGTCATAAGATAGTTTTGACGAACCTAAAGATTGAAAAAAAGTCATTTATTTTCTCACCTCCTTTCTAATTCACCCCCTTGTTTTACTGATATACAAGGCTAACAAAATTAAAATCACTCCACTACATAAAAATCCTGCTACTTGATTTAATAAGAAAAAGCCATAGATTAAAAATCCAAGCCCTATCAATAACAGAATTGTGTGGATATGTTCCAGTATTTTCAAAATAGCGAACCTCCTTCCAGGATTTTCTCATTAGTCCAATAACCACTTCCATCGAATGGCTCTAAGTAACAAGCAGCGTAAGCATCTAATAGAGCATCCAGAGGGTCGATTTTATTACTGTTTTTGTTTTTATCAATCCTCATACCGTTATTATCAACTCTAGTGTATGCATTATTAACGGCCATTGTTAGCAGTTGATTGCCACTATGCTTGATTTTTCCTTGTCGGACATCATCACGGAACTGTTTCGTGGGCATGTTCAAGACCATGGTGGTTTGTGGTATCTGGACTAGTGGCCATTCTGGATGGCGTTTTTCAATCATAGTCAATAGCGAACCAAACTGATAAGGGTCAAAGAAAATACCTTGCAATTCCCATTCATTTTGGTAAACCATTTCCTCGATTTTCTCAAGCACGCGCTCATCATCTATAACCCCACTCTCAAGTGTGGTTATCTCACACTCACCAGCTCTTTCTAGGTTGGTATAAGAAACACCATCTCTTTTTTCTTTTGCAATCAAGCCATATTTAGTGGCCACAAAAGAAAAACTATCTGCATACCAATAATCATCCATCATGACCATTGGAGAGATAGAGAATAGGTCGCTAGATCTACCAACATCGACTCCCAACCAAACTCTACGCTTTCTTGTGTCAGGTGGGTCTATCTTTGCTTTCGCCCAGCTTTCTTTATCCATGTAAGATTCTTCTGATGATTGTCTCCACATGTTGTAGTTTTTAACCAGGATTTCATTTATTGTTCCTGTCTCAAGCGCTACCTTCCTACGTTTTCGTAAGTAGTCTATCATCTTTTTACGTAGCGCTTTGACTTCAAGGATTGGATTTGATTTTATCCAGTTCTTTTCATCTGCGATTTCTTCTTCATTATCCTGTTCAGCAATAAACGCAAAGTATTCATCATTATCAACTTCTTCATCCAAAAGTTTCTCAATATACGCATACTCAATCGTGTGCATTGGTACGTTTAAATCAAATCCAGCTGTTGAGATAATCAAAATCAATGGATTGTCTAGCTGACCTTGACCAGATTCGAGAAGCTCAATCATTTCATTTGTTTTAGATGCTGCAAATTCATCCAAGATACCAACATACGGTTCAAAACCATCGACTGCACCAGTCTCGCGACTCAATGCACGGACATAGCTTTCATCGTTCAAGTTACGGAGTTCATCTCTAACTATCTTTGTAGCTTTTCTAATATCCGCATTTTGGTTTCTCAAAGCATCCAACTGCTTACGGATCATATCGTAAGCAATACGTGCTTGTGAACGGTCATTGGCAGTACAGAATAACTGTCGACTCATTGCAGGGTTACGACCAAACAAAAACTCATAGTTGGCAATACCTGCAACCAATATTGTCTTACCGTTCTTTCTGGCCAAGCTGATTAAGGCTTTTTTAAATCGTCTGATAGATGTATCAGACTTCTTTCTCCAGCCATACAGACTACTCAAAATAAACTTTTGAAAATCTGCTAGTGGATATGGTTTTCCAGTTTTGACATCGGGGAGCATTTCGATAAAATCTATTGGATTTTTCGCTTTGTCAGGTAGATAAACATACGGAAAGTCTTCATCATCCATACGCTTTAAATCTCTTAAATGGCGCTTACAAGCTTTTATAACTTTCTTGCTGGCTATGATTTCTCCATTCACGACTTTTGAAGCATATTGATAAGCTACATCTTCCATTGTTTCACCTCCTAACTACCAAATTTATCGAAAATACTCTCTTTCTTTTCTTCGACTTGTGGCACGAATAACTTCATGCGACTATCCACTGTCATGCCCAATTGTGATGCTGCTTTCATTAAGTTTGTCGTAGCACGTTCCAAACTATACAACATTTTATTAGGCAACACCTTACCATTATCTGTTTCGTAAACATACCCTTCTTTTTGCAATCCACGGGATATTTCTTTGTAGACTGCATACCAGGTGCAATAGCTTTCTAAAACTGCACGATCTAGATTTCTGAGGGGTAGCTTTCTCAAATCTTCAATCACTCGCTTGTATTCAGCCTTTGCGATTGCATCAAAGTGTTTTGGTGGTGTCAGTTGCAATGCATCCAAACCATCTGAAGCCTTTTCTTGTATGGTTTTTCTTGCAATCTTTTCTTCTTTTGTCAAATGACTTTTAGTTGTTTCAAGAACCTTCATTTTTCGACCCAAATCGACCACCTCCTTTCTAATTTTATGGGGGTTCAAAAATTTCAAAAACGGAATTTTTCGCACAGAAGAGGGCGGCGTTCTTATATCCGAACAATACCTACCCCCGTTATAAATAATAGGGGGTATTTCCGTACATTTTGCAGTGGATTCCCGACCGTTTCGCCCTTTAAAATTCTATTTTCGTTCGCTTTTTGATATCTATTTCTATTGCTTGCTACACAATCAATAAGAATACTTCTCTTTGATTGCTTTCTTATCATTACATTTCTTACAACTTGCTTGAAGATTACTTCGATCTAATCGCTTCGACCAGTCTTGCTTCACACTGATGATATGGTCAGTCATGGTTGCTTCGCCTCCACACATCGCACAGATATAATCAGCTTCAAGTAATACTTGTTTACTTGTTCGCTTCCAGATTGTTGAGTTGTAAAATTGTTTTACATCCTTATCATACTTCCATCGGTTGCGATTATAGTTTGTGTACTCCTCGTTGCGACTATCGTAGTCAACGGATGTTCGCCTTCCGTTTAGAATTGTGAGTCTCTTTGGTTTCATTATGCTCCTTCTTCAGAGGATAAAAAAAGCCAGCGTTAAGCTGACTGATTTTCATAAGGACTTCTTAAAGTGCAAGGCGACTGCAAAGCCCTGCGGAGAACCAATAGTATACTGTCTTTTTAAATTTTTTTTTTGCAGTCTTAAAGGCGATGCTCGGAATCGAACCGAGATACAAAAAGTTTGAAGAGCTTACCATTTTAAAATTAAAGAGTTGTTTAGATAACCTTTCATCGCCATAAAGGGCATTGCGCCCTTTAGTAAAATATATATAGGAGTCTTTCAGCCCTCTTGCTGACAATATCATAATACCACTTTAAAACTATCATTTACTATCATTACTATCAAACATTTTAGCAAGCTTGACTAATGACTTATCCCTTGCTCGTTGAATAGTAGCTGGGCTGCAATTTAACTTTCTTTCCACTTGATTCCAGGATAAGCCATCGATATAAAGCAAGCGCATCACAATGTTTTCGATTGGTTCTTCTAAGTCTTCGATAGCTTTAATCAATTCTTCTTGCTCTTTGTATAAGAGTTCAATTTCTTGATAAAGTTCTGCGATACGATCAATAGCCTTGATATTCATTTCTTCAGTTCTATTATCATTACTTGCTGACTTTGGCATACCGTCAAAACTTTGTCCTTTAACAATACCAGCTCTTAGGTTAATGATTTCATAGTGCAAGGATTGGATTTTGACATTTTTAAATCTTAGCTTCTTGAGTTCTCTCTCGATAGTTTTTCCCAAACTTCCACCTCCATTCCAAAGTATGAGCAGATAATTTCTAGTGCATATCCAGAAGGAAGTTTCCCAAGCTCCCACCTTGCAATCGTGTCTCTGGTATATCCTATTTCACGACCTAGCTCTTCTTGTGTCAGTCCAAATTCATTTCGTTTTTTCTTTAACATCTCAGCGAATGGATTGGTTTTCTTTTTCAAAAACAACTGTGGATCTAATTTCATTTCTTCACACATCGTCAATATTTTACCGTCAGGAGGTTGTGCAACTCCCTTCTCCCAATAGCATACCGTTTCAGGTGTTACTCCAAAATGGAACGCTGCTTCAGACTTATTAAAACCTTTTGCCAATCTCCATAATCTGAACTGTTCAGCAAATGTTACTTTATAGTTCATTCTCCAATTCCTCAATCAACCAATCAAGGTTCTTTCTAGCTTTCTTCAGGTCTTCGAGACCGTTTTTCTTCTGGAATCGGAGTAAATACTTAATAGCATTTCCCCAACACCATGCAGCCTTGCCTGACAAATCGCCAATAAAGTTGTCAATTACTTCAATGCTTTCAAGACCTTTTGAGCCTTGGTAGTGATTTGGTTTGTTTACGTTGTCAATTTCTCCCATAATGTTTGCTTGCTCCATGTAAATAATAACCTCCATCTTTCTTTTTGTTTATGTAATACGTGTATTCTCCATCTGGACTAGCGTAGGAGATTTGCTTCTCTCCGCCCCAAACACCATTGTCACGCATCATGTGGCAATTATTCATTATCCACTCTACATCAGGCATCTAGTAACTCCTTGTTTTCGCAGATGTTCCCAATAACTGCAAATGCTACTGAATTGTCTTCTAACAGCTCCACCATCGGGACATCCTCGTTATCTTCGAAAACATGGAACATTAACATGCCTATTTTGCTATTCTGAAAAATCTTAGCATTAATTGGCGCTTCGGTGTCGTCCACCTCTATCGCTATAATATCCCCCTCAAAGATTTCCTTACCGTTTTTATCTTTGAGTCCTGTTGATTGCATAAGGATCACACCTTCAAAGTCAAAGCAGTCACTTTCACAAATTCCACCCCAGCACAAGTCAACTTCTTTTGCGTAATATCGAATTGTCTCAATGTAGTCTGCAAAACATTTTTCTTCTTTTATCCATACTCTATACCTTGGTGTCATCTGTTAAATCCTCCTCTTTCACGAATGAACCATCAATCCAGCGGCCTTTACGGTCTTTGATTTCATCATAGGCGAGCTGGAAACATTCTTTAAAATCATATCCGAGGTTCTTCAGATATCCAATGCAACGTAATAGATTGTGTCTACATAATTCTTTACTTGCAAATCCTTGTGAGAGTTGAAATTCACTAATATTTGCATTGATTGAGATTAATGTTTCCGTAATTTCTTTCTTCCGTAAACCATCAGACTCTTCAAAAATCTGATTCACATCTTCCTTAATCAGTAAGGCCAGACCGACAATCACGACTGCACAATCTCCGATACTGTCCTTAGTTACTTTCTCATTCTTCTTGAGATACCCAGCGCATAGCTCACCAAATTCCTCGCTAAGTTTTAGTGACTGCTTGTCTAACCGTCCACCGTTTTCGAGGTCACGATCAATAAACCATTGCTTAACATTTTCTAGTGTGTTCATGATAACTCCTCATCTATTTCAATCAGCATCCTACCGAATGGATAACGTTTAATTCTTGATTTTTTTGAATATTCCTTTAATCTTTCTAAAGGAATACCTGTATACTCATGTATTTCTTGTAAAGAACCTAAAGTTATGAATGTTTCGCCTTGGTAGTAAGCGAAATCATTCTCCCAGTTTCTCATTTAACTCACCTCTCTCTAAAGCTATTCCAATTTTCTCGTTATAGTAACTCAAAACCTTGCTCTCTAACTTTTTAATTTGTGTGATATTGTCTATAAAAAATTCTAAGCCTGTACTCATTTCATCCAATAACTTGACCGCTTTTAGTTGATATTCCATGTCAGGTACATCAATTGTTAATTTTGATAATCTAGCAACCGACAAGCCTGGTTGATTATTACCATCAGCGCACCGTTCTATTTCTTTACGGTTCATCAGTAGCCAATGAAATAGATATCGCTTATCTATCATTTCTTTTGGTTCGACCCTAAAGCTATCTCCATCTATCCAATACGGATTCCGATGGAAGTAAACAGCTCCAACTGTGCCCTTACGAGTTAAGCGAATTGTATCACTTTCACAATTAAACTTGTCTGTTGTACCTTTTGGATTCATACCAGCGCCATAGATAAAATAAGGTCCGTCTGCTTCATTCGTTCTAGTGCCTGAAATAAGCTCACAAACTTCTAACAACCCATACCTTGTTATCTCGTTTGGTTTCATTCAAGACCGACCATAAAATTATAAGCTAGCAGATAATCATCTAAAACTTTGTGGCATTTTGTGATGAATGATTTTAAATCAATATCTGCATTAAAGAATTGAATCAAGACTAGTTGACTTGCTAAATGTTTTTCAAGGTGGTCGATAGCCATTTGATCTAATTCAGCATTCACTTTGTCAATGTCTATTTCTTCTTTTTCAACTGGTTTTTTAGGTATTACCCAGCTGAAATCTGAATTCAATTTGTCAGATTCTTGATATTCAACTTTTTTAGTCTTACAGTCATAAATCTCTTTGGAAAATTCAGGAGTATTCTTCTTTTTGTCAATCACTAAGAATATGACGTTTATAGGAGTATCTTCAAATCCATTTTGAATCTCATTCAATTCAACGAGATTATTACCAACTAACTCTCTCATTTTCTTTTCAGATTGACGATAAGCAATACCAGGGAACATAATATAAAATCCGTAACGTTTAGTATAATTCATGGACTTCAGTAGAAAGATATCATCCACAACACCTGATTTTTTCCAAGGGTATAATTCTTTGATAGCCTGTTGGTCTTCTTCTGGCAACTCTTTAAGCTTTAAAGAATAAGGCGGATTCATAGCAATAGCATCTACTTGGATATCAGATTGATAAGTAAAGAAACTTTGATTATCTACTGTTGCGTTTGGAAAGTTAATTTTTAAAGCTTCACAACTTTCCTTTTGAATCTCTACTGCATGAAAATCAGTCATACTGATAAATTGTTCTAATTGTCCAGAACCTGCAGCTCCATCAAATACAGATATATTTTCACCACAATACTGCTTCACTTTTTTAGCTAAGTATTCACGTAAAGGCTTCCCTGTCACATACTCAGCGAATTTATTAGCTTTCTCACGGTTATTATGTTCTACGAATGTCAAATAATCACCTCATCTCCTATTTCAATATTTTTATATCGTTCTTCACTCACCACAAACACGTTACCGTTTACCGTGATTGTGAACAGACTACCGATTTTTCGTTTTTCCGTAACCTTACCCGTAATCTGTGCCTTGCTATCTGCATGATAGACTAGCAAGGGTTTTTGTGCTTCACGTTGCATGAATAGTAGGCAAGTAGCGACAAGTGACCATGCAAGAAGAACGCGAATTAGTGTGTCTTTCATTACCTAGTTTCTCCCGTAACTTCATTTCGCTCCACTCTTAATTTAAAAGTCCTGTTATCGCTCATATGAGCTATTGTAATTTCTTCACCCCACTGACTTCTTGTGTAAGGATATCTGTTTGGTCGTTTCATTTCGTCACCTCTCTTCCATGTTCTCTCAACCATCTATCAAATCCATCGAAAACATTCTCGTTTTCTTTTAGTTTAAATATTCCACTGTATCTGTCATCGCAATATTTGCAATAGTCAATGTAATCACCACCATAAAATGACATCACTCCACCTCTTCCTTCGCATACTGCAACCATATAAGTGTTTCATATAAATCCCTTGCATGGCTCTTTATATTTCCTAACTCGTAACTATCTAAATTATCTGAGTTTTTTGTAATATCAATTTTTAAATTAATGATAGCTAGAATAAAATCTTTTTTCTGTTGGTTCATCACTCCACCTCCTTAATCTTTATTTTTTTTAAAGAACTTATAAAAAATTACTGACCAATATGAAGTCCACATAAGGTAGGATAGCGATTGAAGAAATTGTTCTACTGTCATTCTGTTACCTCCTCAATCTCAATACCAGGACAATCAAACACCCAACCAAATCCATCTTCTTCCAACTCTTTGCGGGTGTGTTTTGTTTTATACCCATATTTTTCAATTTCTGATGCAAAACAATATGTTTTGGATGATGAAGCTTTATTAAGATATTGACCATATCCATTTATTCCTTTCACCCTAACCGTATACTTTGGTTCTTTCTCGACCTCGTAGCCGTCAAGTATAGCTTTTATTAATCTTTTTCTGTTTTCAAGTTCCCTAAACCCTTCACTCAAGTCTTTTAATTCTATGCCATCGTTATCTCTTAAATAATAACCCCAGCCAGTTCTTGAAACATGATATAAAGCTGTTGTAACATCACTTTCACAATTAAAATCAAACGTTTCAAGGAATTTCGCTTCTTCTTCAGATACCTTCACTTTCTGCGGTTCGTCTAGTTGTTCCAAGTCTTGTAAAAAAATTTGACGGGCTGTTTCTGCTCCTGGAGCATTCCATACCCCTTCAAGTCTTTTGTACTTCTTTATCAATTCCTGTTTATTCATTTTCCAACTCCTTTAACTGTTCCTTGTATTTTTTTATTTTCTTCCGCCAAAATTCACGCTCCGCTGACCTTATTTGTACCGATGATTTCTGACTAGGCTTGCTTAATTCTTCGATTTTAGCTTCCGCTTGCTCGATTGAATGTTCTAGCAATTCAATCATTTGTTGTTTGATACTCATTCGAACACCTCTCTCAACTCCACAACTTCTTCATTATGGACGAACGGTTCATAAGCTAACCGTCCGATACCTTTACTGTTTACACCATCCTTTGTGTCAGCAGCATATTTTAAAAATAATGCTTTCTTACACACGTAGCAGAGAATAGAACTTTTGTCAGGATTTACCTGTCTGATATAGCATTCTCCACAGAACGGACATTGTACGTCAACTTTCATTCACTATCTCCAGCGCTTCTTCTAAACTACGAGCGACTCCTGCCTTAGCACCTCGCTCCTTAACTACTTCAATGAATTTTTTCTGTTCTGGTCGAACACGACCTTTTTCATTTTTAACCTCGATATAAAAAATCTGTCCATCTGATCTAAAACCATATAGATCTGGATGTCCTTTTGGTAATCCAGTATCAAACCAACGACCATCCATCATTTTGACTTTTCCAACATTTGTACGAAAAACCATGTGACCAGCTTTAGATAATCCAACTCTGATTTCATTTTGTACTTCTTGTTCTGACTTCAAAATACCTCCTTTTGTTACCGCATTTTATTTTTAAAAAAGTAACCGACAAAACTCAGTCATATCAATGGTTTTCACTATTTTTTTACCTCAAGGTTACCGTTACAATTACCTTTTCTCTTTATATAT